TAGTGCAGTCTTTACGCACAGATCCCGTACTCAGGGGCTTGTGCGTTTTTTTATGTCTCTCACCGAGACTGATGCACTGCCCTAATACCGCAAATATTAGGAATAAATTCAATGAACGAAATTGAAACACTGCGCGCAGAACGCGTCGCAAAGCTTGCTGAAGCCCGAGCGATTCACGCCCGAGGCACTACCGAAAAACGAGAGCTGACTCCCGAAGAGCAAACCGCTTTTGATAACTTAGTCGCCCAGGTCGATGACCACGAAGTTCGCATCAGCGAAATGGAATCGATGATGGTTCCCGCAGAAGCAGCACCCGAAGAAGCAGCTTCCGCTCGCAGCGAAAAGCTTTCCGAACTCGAAGCCTCTTCCAAAAGACCCGCAGCACGAAGGTCTTCACCGATCGAAGCGCCTGCGTTTGTGCGCGATTTTGGCGATCGTCAGTCAACTTCAGATAGAGCACTGGCCCTTCGAGGATGGCTCGGATTTCACTCCGTAAACGGTGCCTCCAATGAACAAAGAAACGCTGCACAGCGCTCTGGGCTCGAACTTGGGAACAATCGCTTGAGCTTTAAGCTCAACGCAAAAGCTCCTAAGAACCAATCCGAAGCTCGTGCGCAGTCCTTGACCGCTGCCGCGGGTGGTTACACTGTGCCACAAGGTTTCATCAATCAACTCGAAGCCTCTTTGCTAGCCTTCGGTGGGATGCGAGAAGTCGCAACCATACTGAGGACAGCGGAAGGCAATGACCTGCCTATTCCTACCGTGAGTGATCACAGTAATGTTGGCGCGATCCTTGCTGAGAATACTCAAGTCGCTGAACAAGATGTAACCTTCGGCCAGATCACTTTGAAAGCTTACAAGTATTCATCGAAACTCATTAGGGTTTCTGCTGAACTCTTGCAAGATTCTGCGATTGATTTGGAAAGTTTCATCGGTGGCGCCCTTGGGGAGAGGGTCGCACGGGTACTTAATAGCCACTTCACAATTGGGACGAATTCAAGTCAGCCCCAGGGCATTATTGCTTCGGGTGCTGGTGTGACCGCTGCTTCTGCAACGGCTATCACCTACGGTGAATTAGTAGACTTGCAGCACAGTGTTGACCCAGCTTATCGTGGCAACGCCAAGTTTATGATGCACGACTCGACCTTTAAGGCGATCAGGAAGTTGCTCGACGGACAAAACCGTCCGATCTTCCAGCCTGACATCACCGCCGCTTCTCCTGGTACTTTGCTCGGTTCGCCGATCGTGATTAATCAAGATTGTGCAACGATCGCAGCATCTGCCAAGGCAGTGTTCTTCGGTGACTTCAGCAAGTATCTGATTCGAGATGTTCAAGATTTCACCCTCTTGCGCCTTGAAGAAAGATATGCCGACTATCACCAAGTTGGCTTTGTTGGTTTCTCCCGTCATGATGGTCGCATCTTGGATGCGGGCACTGATCCGATTAAGCATTTAGTCATGGCTGCTGCTTAATATGAAAGTCAAATTTCATACCTCCGTTGCGGGCTTGTCGTTCACCTACGATGCAAATCTGGTGTACGACCTCCCGCTTGAAGAGGCTGCTAATTGTGTCCGACTCGGTTGGGCGAGCGCTGTTGAAGCGCTCGTTCCTCCGGTCTCGGAAACCCGACAAATCAAGGCAGAGAAGGCAACCTCGAAAAAACAAAAAGAGAAACGCTAATGTTGACAGTTGTCACTCCTCCAGCGACCGAACCGATCACTTTGGCAGAAATGAAACTGCATAGTCGCATCGACAACTCGGATGATGACGCTCTGATCAATACGCTGATCACCGCAGCTCGTCAGCAGATCGAGCAGATGGCGAGTCATAAAATGGTGACGCAGACCCTTGCGCTTTCGATCGACGATTTCCCTGACAGCGGCATCCTTTATCTCGAAGGCCCAGTTCAGTCAGTGACCTCGATCCAATATTACGATCTCGATGGCGAACTTCAAACGTGGGATGACGAACTCTATCAGGTCGACACGACCTCGAACCCAGGGCGAGTTATGCCTGCTTACGATGAATCGTGGCCCGATTACTTAGATGATTACAACTCCATCGTAGTGACTTACGTCGCAGGGTGCGGCAATGCGAACCAAGTACCAGCGATTTTAAAGCAGGCTTTAAAAATGCTCGTCGCTCATTGGTACAACCAGCGCGAGACGACTTCCGAAGTTCAAAGTTACGAAGTGCCCTACGCGGTGGACAACATCGTAAAAATGTTCTCTCGAGGAATCGTGAACTAATGCTCAAAGCTGGCGAACTCACCCAGAGAATAAGTCTACAGCGTGATGACAGCACGACTGTTGACGACTACGGGCAAGTTACTCGAAGCTGGTCAACTTATCATACGACATGGGCGAGTGTGCGACCGCTCTCAGGCAGAGAGCAAGAGCAGGGCATGGCAAGACAGGCGACGATCTCTCACCGAGTTCGGATGAGGTTTAAAGGTGGCGTTCAGCATGGAGACCGCATCTCGATGGGAAACCGCATTCTCGAAATCGTAAGCATTCGGAATATCGATGAGGGCTCGTGGGAGCTCGAGATCGATGCAGTAGAAAGGGTGGCATAATGGGACGCCCACGATCAACATCTTCCGCAGGTAAACGAGGAAGCAAGATCTTCATCGAGGCTGGTGCATTAGAAAGCATCCTCAAAAACATGGAGCATATTGATCGCTATGTTAAGCGAGTCGCTCTAGCAGATGCGCTTGAGGCTGGGGCCGAAATCATCCTTCAGTCAGCTCGGCAAAAAGTAAAAAGAAAAAGCGGACACCTTGCGAATTCTTTGGGCATGAGAAAAAAAATCGTACTTCAGAAAAGAGCACAGTATAGCTATGCAGTTATCGGCCCGCTTCGCAGGAGTTACGCTGCGACCATTAAAAGGCTTCACATGAACCGATCGCAACGAAGAGCTCAAACGAACTCTGGCAACGAAGCGGTCAACAGTGCTACCCAATACAGTCACTTCGTCGAGTACGGAACCGCAGCGCATCCGATCGGAAGTGGTGACCTGACTAACGAAACGCTTCTAGGTCGCAAGGGTGCAGTACGAAAAGCTAAAGGTGCGAATCACCCAGGCGCAAGGCCGCAACCTTTTTTGCGCCCTGCATACGACGAAACAAAAGATCGAGTAATTAAAATTATGGGTGACATTCTCGCCGATGGCGTGGAAAGGGGCTCCGCATGAGTGCTAGCAAAGCCCTTCGCGCCCGACTGATCGACGACGCTACCATGTTTGGTCTTGTGGGAAATCGCATTTATCCTGGGCGAGCACCCCAAAAGCCAACGATGCCATATATCGTATATCACAGAATCAGCACCGTAAGGTCGGCAACGCTCGACACTGGAAATACAAAAGTTCCTGAAGTGCGAATGCAGGTCGATGTCATCGCAACAACTCAATCGGAAGTCGAAACCATCTTGAACCAGATGAGACTGGTCATGGACAACTTTCGCGGAACCTCTTCCGGGGTTACCGTTCTCGGCGTCAGTGTGGATGATGAGCAGGATCAACCCGAGTTCTATGAAGGCTCGGACACCGTGTTTTATCATTCGAGTTTGGATTTTTCCATCATCTATAGGGAGTCATAATTATGGCAGCAGTAATCACGCAAGGAACAGCGATCACCATCGGAGGCGCAACACTTACGGGCGTAACCGACATCACACCACCCAGCGCCACACGTGGCACTGTCGATGTGACTAATCTTCTTAGTCCAGATAAAACTAAGGAATATGCCGGAGGCCTTATCGATGGTGGCGAAATGTCAGCGACTGCCATAGTCGGCGTCGGCAATGGTGCGCTTAGCACTATCAGCGCTTTTATAGAGGATTACGGCGCACCGAAAGCCTGCTCGATCACTCTAGCTGACAGCTCCAGCGTAAGCTTCGACGGCATTGTAACAAAGTTCCAGGTCGACGGAATTGCAACCGGAGACAACACAGTCAAAGCGACTGTCGGCGTAAAACCTGTCGGAAAAATCACCTATTCTTTTGATTAAGGAGTTTCACATTTTAGATAAGCAAAAGTTATTAGGCGCAGGAAGTGCCTATAAGCTCGGGGAGATCGAGATCCCCGAGCTCGGCGGCAAAGTCTATCTTCGAGTGATCAGCTCCCGCGAGCGTGATCAGCTTGAAAGCGAAATAAGCTCCGGAGCAAAGTCGGGAAATCTGACGAACATCAGAGCAAAGCTTGTCGTGC